CCATCACCTATAAAATAACCAGCAGTTATGTTTCCTGTTGTGTTTATATCACCATCATAATCTGCTATAGCGGCATTTGCTCTATCAGTTGTATAGTAAAGGTTAGTTGCACCTTCTGTTAAGTTATCTGTTGTGTTGTTACCTAATGCAACATTGGCTTGTGCTTGTATTTCTGAATTTGTTACTTCAATGTCGTCAGCATTTACTGTGATACCATAACCACCCACTGCATCAAGAGTAACTGAACCTGAACTGCCACCACCTGTTAAACCATCACCGGCAACAACTTCGGATATATCACCAACTTCAGTGATACTTAACACACCAGTTGAACTGTCATAACTTAATGGTGCTGTTGCACTGATTGCCGCTCTTGATCTTGCATCGGTATAATATAAATTTGTACCTTCAGTTAAATCAGTGGTGCTTTTACCTGAAAATGCACTATCAAATCTTGATTGTGTATAATATAGATTTGTTGCGCCTTCACTTAAATCATCTGTATCTTTTGTTGCAAGTGAAGTATCTGCTGGTGTAAAGTCAAATACACCTGTACCTGAATCATATGTTAATGCACCATTACCACTTGCTGTTTGTGTGGTAAGACTGATGTTACCTCTTGCTCTTGCGGCAGTAAAGTATAAATTTGTGCCTTCTGTTACATCACTGGTTGATGTTGGTAAGTCATAGTATGTGGTACCATCATTTGTGAATTGCCATCTGTCTGTGGTTTCATTCCACTTGAGATTGACATTTGCACCGCCACTACCACTTCTATCAATGTATATAAAGCCATCTCTGGCAGATGCATTACCGTAATTTAAGGTTATGCTTTGATCATTCACCAACAAGTCTACTACGTTTACATAATCAATATTGCCTTGAACTTCTAAATTGCCTGTAATAGTTGCTTCACCATTAATGGTCATGCCACCTGCTGTGATATTGCCTGTTAAGTCGAGACTTGCAGGAGCATCAAACGGTACTATACTTGCAAAATAGTTAGTGCCATCATAATAAACAGTCATTATGTCAGCATCATTTGGTCCACTACTGAATTCTTTGTATGCACTTGTGAATTCCCAACCACTCCAATTACTTGCATGTGTGGTTGTGTCAAGATCTCTGTTACCTACACCATCTTGTCTAAAGATTATGCTTAATGATGTACCTGCTTTAACGTTTGTGAGGCTGATACCTGTGACATCTGCATTGATATTTGCCAATACAGTACCACCACTGTCGCAATCAATAGTGATGTTACCACTTGTTGTGCCAAGATCATTTACAGATTGTACTAAATGATCAATTTCATGTTTGCCAACTAACCATGCTGTTCTTTCTATGTTGGAACTTGCTGAAATACCATCAATAGAATTCATGCTACCTGTGTAAGCACCTATTGCAGTATTTGCTCTATCAGTTGTATAGTAAAGGTTAGTGCCTTCTGCTAAATCACTTGTGGTAAAGTCACCCATATTGACTTCAACGTTATCTGTGTTTACAGTTATACCTGTACCACCTACAACATCAAGAGTAACATTTCCTGAATCACCTCCGCCTGTTAAACCGTCACCTGCTGTAACACCTGATATTAGATCGCTATCTGATAATTCAATTGTACCAGTTGAACTACTGTATGTGATACCATTTTGTCCACTAAAGTGAGCTCTTATTTCACTTGGACTTGGACCTGTGTAAGTCATTACACCTGTTGAGCTGTTGTAATCAAATGATCCGTCACCACCTGCATCTACACGAGCCAATGAGGCTCTTGCTCTGGCATCAGTGAAGTATAAATTATCACCTTCTGAAATATCTGTAGTGGTTAATGATTGACTTAAGGTTAAAGTATTTGCACCATCATCATATGTGTAAGTCAAATTACCTGATGTTTGCATCAAGTTAGCAACACGATCATCTACTTTTTCTGCGTTAAAGTCAAGTCCTGCATCAATAACGTATGCATTTACTCTTGCATTTGTGTAGTATAAATTAGTGCTACCTTCTGTTAAATCATCAGTTGTTTTACCACTAAACAATGCTGTTTCGTCAATAGATATTTGACCATTTGCTTCAAGGTTTACTGGTGATACATTTGATAAATGTGCTAAGACTTCTGCTTGACTTGGTCCTGTGTATGTGAATACACCGGTGGTATTTGAATAAGTTAAAGAACCATCACCACCTGCGTCTACGACTGAAAGACTGCTTCTTACGTCAGCATTTGATATTGTTGCAATGTTACTTACAACAATGTTATTTGTTTCTGTGCTTACATTGACTGTTAACAGGTTTGCATCAACAGTTATGTTCGGTTGAGAAGTTGTTACCGTTACATTTGCCATGTTTTACTCCTTAACTTACTGTGCTAACTGTTACTGTGATATCTGCGCCTCCGCCGGCTCCCATGTCTTGATCAAGTAATTCGATGGTTTCAGAAGCGGCATACGTTGTACCTCTGTCGATGATATCTACGTCTGTTACACCGCTGTCATTTACATATACTGAGAACTGTGCGTCTACACCGTTACCTGAACTTAATCCACTTATTGTATATGTTCCTGCGACTCTACTTGTGTCTGTTGAAGCATCTGTGGTAAATGAAGCAATCTTGCCTGTGCCAAATGTCAAGAAGTTGTTGTCTAACGTAGGATCACCTAAAGTATTAGTACCTGATTTGTATCTTTCAAGCACTGCCCATCGATGTGCGTTTTGATTTGGATTTGTAACACCTGCATCTGCCCAGTTAATGGAGACAACTGTGATTGGCACATTTGCTCTTGCGTTTGGCAATAATTGTCCAGTATATCTTTCTTCTGGAATGGTTATGTTTACTGTGCCTGCGGCATTGTCTCTGTCTGTGATAAGACTGCCTGATCCTGCTACGTTAGCAAAATAACCTACAATACTGCTGTTTGAAAATGAGGGTAAACCAGTTGTTCTATCATATGAGATAGTATCTACAACCAATGTTTGATAATCTACTGTGAAAGTATAATTTGTTATGCTTGTATTGAAATTGTATTCGTACGTTTGTTGGGTATCTGTAAATAATTCTACAACTTGAACGTTGTCAGAACCACCTACGTAATTACTGAAATCTAAAAGCCTTCCGCTCATTCTCGTCTCCTGTGGGAACTTCCTGCATCACTAAGGCAACACAGGCGTTTTTGTTAACAGTACTATTTACCAGATTTATTAATTTTTTGCGTGATAAGCACTAAGTGGCCATGTATTACCACAATCTTGCCCAATCACATAAACATGTAACAATGTGTTTGCATCACTGGCTTTAGGATATATAAAAGGCGCGGCCAATGGCATGATAGCACCTTCTGGTGTCAATACTGCATTTGTACATGTATAACTGTCATTGCCTATAGCACCACTGTTCTTGCCTACGTCTCTTGCACTAAACAGAACTTGTTTTACACCTGTATCTACTGTGTATGATATAACATCTCCAGCAGATGTTGTAACATAAGCATTGCCATCTGGGCCTCTAACAGCACTCACAGCACCGCCTTTGCCTACGCTGTTACCTGAATTGTTGGTGACATTGAAATCACTTATGGTAAATGTGTTTGAACTTGTGTTCATTACACCAAATGCTGTGATTTGTGTATTCATTGTTGAAAATATATTACTTGTAGCAAAATCTCTTACGTCATTGCTCCATTTTTCACCTACAAACAATATGCGATCATCATCTAACACACAACCTGAGTTAAATGCATAAGTTCCTGGAACTGTGTTTGCATTACTGGCAAATGATCCATATGTATCTGTGTATGGATTCAATTCAAGTATGTCATATTGTGCATAACCTGGCATGTAAATTTTACCATTAACGTGTGTAATAGGTCTACCATATGCTTTCATTCTGTTACTGGTATTCTCGTTATTTCTTGTTATGCTGACATTTGAACCACTGATATGTGTACATGTGTTATTTGAATAATCAAATTTCACTATTTGACTTTCTTCTATAGGAGCACTGTAAATGTCTCCTGTGGGTGCAAGTGCGGCACCATGTCTGTTTAGATATGTTGTACCAAGGCCCAATTCAACTTGGTATGTTGTGGAAATGTTACCATGGCTTTCACCTCTGAGTCCAATATTGCTGGTATGCTCAGGAGGAAAAAATAAAGTTGTACTCCAACTCATTGCATTTTGCCACAAGTTAGCCCAGTTACCTATTTGAGGAGTACCTGGCATCATGAATATGTTGCCATCATGTTTTGCAACACAACCTGTCCATTCTAACACACCCTTATTCGGGTGTGATATGTTACAAAATGTTCCTATGTGAGTAGAATCACCTGGGGTTCCAGCATTACCCCATCCTCCTGCATACGTGTTGTTTGCAGTCCAGTAAGAACCTATACAACCATTACCATAATATAAATCAGGTGCTTGTAACCAAGCAAAATCATTTCCAGGAGGTCCTACTGCCATTCCGTGTCCTGGTATCATCGATACCGTGGGACCGATATTGGAATCAAATGCATGTCCTACAGGTCTATTTGCACTGTAATCGTCTGCAAACGCAGGATCATACACATAAAAGAAAGGTGATAGATCAGCATTTGCTTGGAATGACGTATCTATGGCTGTATTACTGCGATCTGTGTTTACAAAATCCACTGTATAAGCAGTATTAGGTTCAAGCACTACATTTCTAACTGATATGTTGCCTTGTGCATCAACAGTACTTGTGTTGTCTAATGTTATAAGGTTACCAGTCACAGTGCTGGTGTTCATAGAAATATTTGTGCCTTCTGGTAGCACTGTTTCTAATGTCATTGTGCTGATAAACACCTGTGCATTTTGTGCATGGTCTGTTTCAAAGTTGGTCAAACCACTAACTGTAACAGTGGCAGAATTTGCTCTCAAATTAGCACCAGCACCACCATATTCTGCAACATCTCTGACTTCGCCTTCTAATGTAACATTGCCTTGATAAACGTGTACATCAAAAGAACCATTACCATCAGCGCCTAATGTTGTGCTGTCTTGAAAATCTGTGTCAGCAATGTATATGTTATCACCTTCTGTGATTGCTGTATTACCACCAACGTTGAATGTAGGTGATATACCATTACTGGTAACAGTGAATCTCACTGCACCATTGCTGAATGTTTGATCATGTGTGCAAATTATGTTTGGATCATGATCTGCATCATTACCATCTAACTTCTTTATAAATGTAAATTTCTTACTCATAATTAACTCGGCTTAACAGGCCACACAACATCACTTTTAGCACTTATACCGTCTGTATAACTGTTTGGCAAGTCACGTAATGCTGTTCTGTATGTTTGCCATTCTGCTTTTTTACTATCACTCAATGGTGAATCTACACCTTGTGTCCAATCACTGCTGGTTAATAATTTACTGCGTCTATCACGCATCCATTCTGTGTAATCAACTGCAACTGTGGGTATTTCTTCTGCTTCTAAAGTATCTAAATTTATTCTATACTTATTTACGTCCCAACAACCATTTATGTATGCTAAATTATCTTCAGCAGTTAGTTGTCTTGACAAAATTGCTTCGCTCAATTTTCTACACATAACAATTCTACCTGTTTGTGTATTGTATATGGTTCTATGCGGATGTCTCATTATTTCTCACCCTTTGTAACGTGTAGTACTTCATATTTCATGTTACCAAAACCTCTTGGAGCCGCAACTGATGTGTCTACATCTGTGTAACCTTGTAGACTGACTTCAACAGCCTGAGCTCTCATGTCTGCTGGCAAACCATTTGCAACAGGATCATTACTGAACTTACCACCTGCATTCAACTGCGGTGTAAAGTCTTGTGCATTTATGAGTTCTACGCCACCTTGTTGTATTTTGACATTTGTGGTATGTGTGGCATTTGCAAATTCCATTTCAACGTTGGCTGTAAAGCCTACATCAAATGCACCACTAATGGTACCACCAAGGTTTGCTTCTGCAGTGAATGAATATTCGCCTATGTCAGCACCAGTAAAGTCATATGTGGCAGGTGTTATAATATTTGCAAATGTGGTTCCGGGTGCCACAGATGTGTTGTTAGGAGGTGTGTCTTCAAGTTGTACACCACTGGTAAAATCAGCAACAGATTCTTTTGGTATAAAGTTCTTTGGTGTAACTGTGATGTTTGCAGTGGTGTTGGCTCGACTCTTTACTCCTGTGAGGTCATCTCTGCCGGATATTGTTGCAGTAAATGTATCTATATTTGGAGTTAATAATTCGTTTTGTGAAAAACCAGTTAATGGTATGCCCACAGACACAGTTGTGTTAGGAGCAAAATAACTGTTACCAGCCGGAGGTGTAAATGTATAAGTTGTTGGTGTTACTGCCAAAAAGTCTGTGCCTACTGGATTGATATCAAGATCTAATTCATTGTAAAACACATTTGCTGGCAAATTCAAATCAAATGACGCAAAAGGACCTGATATGATATCACCTGGCAATGTGGGGAATGTTATGTTTGCATAATCAATGTTTGCAATAACATTACCATTACCTGAATCAATTATGTTGGCATTTGCTTCATCACCATCTGTGATAATTGTGATGTTACCATAATCAATATTGGCATTTGTCCAATTGGTCCACCAACCTGGTATACCACTTGCGCCTGGTTCACCTCTGCTTTGTACAGTTGTATGTGTGTAAACATCATCTGAATATTCTAACAGTACTATTTGTGCTGACAACATACCGCCTTCATCTTCTTTTTCTGTTACACGCATTGCTCTAAACAATTTGTCTGCGAAGTCATATTCTGTGTTGGTAACTTTAACAACGTCACCTGCGTCAATTTGTATTGCACTGTAGTCTGCTACTACTTCAAGTACAGTGCTGGTTCTACTTTGACGTAAGTCAATGTTTGCAAGGTTTTCTACCCTGGTATTATCATTCACAAGAGAATATCTTGTGCTTAATTTATTATCTGGTTCGTTTGCATTTCTATCACCTGCAGGTGTTGTGACAAACACAGTATCTGTTTGGTCTTTCTTGATGAGACTTGGATATTCAACTTCTACTTCATTGTATAAACCATACAAGTCAGTTGATGTGATTGAAATAGCACCTGTCATGTTGTCATCATTTAATTCAAATGCGGCATTCTTTTCAGCAGTTGTTGCGGCTCTATTGGGGACTACGGCAAATTTACCTTTCTTTGGATTGTATGTAAAGAATGTACTGCTGGTTTGACACAACAAATCAATGTTGTCTTTCACATTACCGTATGTACTCAACATGCCGTCTATACGCCATCTATCGTGTACATCGGCTGTGCCTCCACTTGTGGTATATGGTACTTGTGTTGTACTGTAATCATAAAGATCATCAAAAGAATCTGTGTCGAGATCACTCGCACTGAGTCCTGCACCATAACGTGAATTCTGCATGTAGTCAAGCATAACATTGCTTGGCTCTGAAAGACTGTTTGTGATATCAAAGTTGATTGCACCTAAACCTGTTAAACCATTTTCTGGATCATAATCTAATTCAAATACTGCATACACAAGGTCATCGTACGACGTGTTTGCACTTATGGTTGGCAACAAGGTTTGTGCCGCAACTGGTGTACCTGTTGTAGGGAATATTTGATTACTGCTACTTTGTGCATTACCTGCATATACTCTACAACGCATTTTGCCACTTACTGCTGTGGTACTTGTGGCATTTGGATCTGTAACAGATTGCACAATATGTGAACTGGCAAATGTACCAAAGTTCAATGTTGCATCATCTCTGTATACTTTTTGTACGGTATAACTACCCGAATCTGTTTTTTCTGATATACAAATAACATATATCATGGTGTTGTTTTGGTTAGTGATACCAGCATCTACAATGATACCACCTGTTATGTTTCTACCATAGAACACAGGCAACTTGTTATCTGTTGCTGGTGGTAACTGTATCTTAACACCTGGGTCTTTTTGACTACCAAAAGAAGGTGGTTTGAACACACCTAATACTTTTGCTGTGGCCATTGCAAGTCCACCTGCAATGATACTGGTTGCAAGTCCTGCCCATGTAAGAGAACCAATGATGGTAGCAGTAGAGATACCTATTGCACCTACTATTGCACTTGCTATTGCTGTAAATACTGCCATCTATTTTCCTCTGTACAAATAATTACGTTCGATTGACTGCCAACCACGTTTTTCTAATCCTAAATCTGGCGATTGTTCCATCAATGTAAGAGTAAAACCTGATATCAATCCTGTATCAGTCATCTTTTCACCAAATTCAATATATTTTTTAAGCAATTTATATCCCAATGTTGAAAATCTATGTTCTTCTTCTACCCACCATGCTATTTCTCGCATGGTTTTTACATATGGTAACCAAGGATCTTCGCTGATTAAACCAATCAACATGCCTTGTAGTTCACCATCTACTTCGCCTACTATAACACAACCATTTTTAATCACATGTACCAGTAAATTTCTCACATACTGATCATTGTATTGTGGATCATGGTGTGCCACATACGGAGATGAATTAGCAAAGTTAATCATCATCTCCATTATTCTATCAAAATCCTGTAAATCTGCTTGTCTAATCTTCATATCTTATCTTTATCTCTGTTGTTGGTCTCTTCCGCCTCCACGGCCTCGGCCTCCGCCGCCGCCTCCGCCACCACCGCCACCACCGTAGCCGGTGCCTCCGGTGTATTCTCTACCAAAGTCAAAGTTCACATTGTGTAGTTCTGGTACTCTGTAAAACGTTTGATCTCCTGGAAAAAATTGTACCCTGTCTGTGGGGTTTGTTCTTTGTCCTGCTATTCTGTTTTCCAATAACGTATTGATACTGGCTACTTTTACTGTGACTGAATTTGTCAAAGTATTTTCTAAAATGTTTTCATCTTCTGTGATTGAATAGTTAGTGATAATACCGCTAAATCGTTGATACACATTTGTTACTGCATATGAATCATTGAAAAAAGCACGATATACGTTACATGTACCGCCTTTGATATTTGCACTTAAAATGGTTTGTATATAATTGATGTTTGAGGGTATGCCACTTAAAGTTATTGCAATATCACCATTTGTGGTTTTGATGTCTTCTTGGAATTCGCCTATTTGCAAAAATGCACCACATTCTGTGTAGTTGTTTGAATTATACGTGAGGGCTTTATAAGCATTGCTTATATAATACGTTGTGCCATCGATATCGAGATCAATCAACAAACAATGCTTGATATTGTTTTCAGCAAGTTCACTAATGGTTGTTGCCATTACGTATCCTCTTTTCTAATTACTTCTACTAAATCAAACGCACTATTAAATTCAATTCTATCATGCGGCACAATGCTGTATGTAGGTTTTGAAATCATCTTTACACGAAAGTCTACATCAACACCTACATTGATACTTTTGCCTGCCAATGTGTATGAATCTTGTGGTATAAACGTTCTATGTATAGGCACATTAACAGAACCTCCTGTTGAATGTGCAACATCTGCTGTTACTATGTAAGGATATCTATATCCTCCTGCAGGTTGTATGTAATCACCTTTCTTAAACAAGAATGTGCCTGAACCTGCGGCAACACAATTAAGATTGATTGTTTTAGCAGTTGCACTGTTTACTGTGATAGAAGCAATACCTGTGCTGTCACCACGCCATGCAGTAACATAACTTAAATTTGTGTTTGTGCTACCTATATCAATTGTGCTTTCTTCTGTGATATCAAGGTTACCTAATTCTGTAACAAGATCTCTGTTACTGCTGTATGTTAAGCCATTGTGCATACCAACGTTGATACGAAAAGGCACACCACTGGCTATTTCTGCTGTTAACAGTCTCCCACTACGTGATATACTTTGTGATGATACCTTATTATAATCAATTGTGATAAAAGTTGCGTTGTCTACTATTGTTTGTAAGCTCATTAACTTGGAACCCTCCTTGCACCCATTTGTGTTACGTTAAACAGGAACTCTGGGTCTTTTGCTATCATTGTTTTGAAAGATGCGGCATCCACTGCATTGATATTGTATGTTACTTGTTGTCCCATTGCACCATTAGGCACAACATTTCCTGTGCTGTCCGGAACAAATATTTCTGGTCCTCTTTCACCTACAAGATATGGTCTATTAGCATGTGCTTGTCCACCATGTTGGAAACCAAACAATCCTTTGATAAATCCAAATGCTCCACCACTGCCTGGAGTATATGCTCCGCCGGCTCCAAATGAACCACCAAATATACTTGCTAATAATGGTTGTATGATGTTTAATCTCATAGCATCTGCAATCATTTGTGTAACAACTCTCTTGAATGTGTCTTTCATACCATCCATCAAGCTCTCGCCATTCATTATAGCCATTGTGAGATCATCACTTAATCCTTTACTGAGGTCTTCTATGCTTCTAATAACTATTGCGGCAACTTCATCTACGTTAGCAAATTGATTTTTTAATAGTTCTAACATTCTTTCGTAGTCTTTCATGCTAATTGCACCAGTGGTAAACAACTCGTTCAATTTTTCTTGCATTGCTAAATATGTTTCAAATTCAGTGACATTTTCTATTTCTTCTCTGATGCCACTTATCATTTCTCTGTATAGTTCTGCACTTGATTTGCCTTGTTCCATCATATCATTGAGTGCTTCTAACAAGAATGTGTATTGTTCTAATGTTATTCCACCTGCGGCATATGATTTTTCTATTTCTTCTAAACCTGTTTTGATAAATTCTTGTTGTTCTTGGTATTCAACCATGGTACTTAATAAATCAAACATAAATTTTTCATAACCTGTTAGTTCTTTTGTGCCTTCATTTAATTTATCGTTGTATTCTGTTTGTGCTTGAGTTGCCGCTGTTACTTCATTGATCAAGTCATCAAGAGTAAATCCTTGTGCTTTTAAGAAATCTTCGTAATCTTGTAAGGTGGCCATTCCTCCACCTTGTGCTTCATGATAATCCAAGAATGCTTCACGCAACGCATCCATAGTGGCTTTTGCAGTAGTTACTCTATCATTAATTTTTTCTAATTCTGTGCGGTAATCACCTTTGGCAAATTGTTTACCTAAATCGATTTGTTCCTTTACTGAATCTATGATAGCCTTAAGGACGGCTTCATGAGCTTTTGCTGCCGCTTCGGTCTTTTTATTTTCTTCTTCTTGTGCTTTGGATAATGCTATTCTTTTTTCCAATTGATCTATTAATGGCAAAAGTGCATTTCTTTCTTCGTCGTATGTGCCTAATAACTCTCTAATTGCGTTCGCGGCATGACCACTTGCAATTTGTATACCAGTAACTCCTACTGCATAATTATTAGGTCCAGCGTCAGACAATCTTGCATTTAATTCGCTTAATGCATCGTCAAGCGTAATTGTGCCTTTTGCACTCTTATCCATAATTTCTTCTAAGCCCATGTTGGCTATAGCACCTTCGGCGCCTGACATTATGTCTAACTCTCTGGTTAATCCTTTAACTATGTTTTTGTATGCTTCTGTAACACCACTGGCTTTACCTATTTGAACAAGGAATCTATTGAATGAATCACCCAGTGCTGTTTCCAACTGCTCTGTGGTTTTCTTCATACCATTGAAAGACGCAGTTAAGGCAGTTGAATTCTTGATCATATCAAATAATACATCAGCAGTTAGTTCGCCTGCTTGTGACATTTTTCTAAGTTCGCCTACACCAATGCCTGTTTCTTTTGCCATGATGGCAAGTGCTGGTCCTAATCCTTCTACCAGACTGTTGAACTCGTCACCTCTTACTGTGCCGGATGCCATTGCTTGACCGAACTGTCTAACCACAGAGTTAGTTGTGGCGGCGTCCGCACCTGCTACCTGTAATGCTTGTGATAATTTACTTGTTACTGTTACTACTTCGTCTTCTGTTTTACCAAGTTCGTCTGTGGCAACTTTTAACTTAGTGAATAGTTCAGCAGTAGCGGCAAATGATGTTCTGTTGTTTACTGCTGTTTGTGTAAGCAGTGACATGATACGATCTAAGTCTTGAGCACTGGTGGCTACCAATGTCAACTGGTTTCGTATGTTTTCTATTTCAACTGTGGCTTCACGAATATTTCTGCCAAATTCTATAACAGCACCGACTGTGAATGCGGCGGCTATTGCTGGGCCTAATTTACCAAAGCCGGCCATTAACTTGTTGTTTTGACCGCCTAAGCCTTTAAGCTCACTGTTTGCTTTTTTAATCTTTCTTTGATACTGCTTATCATCGAGAGTTAAAGTTACTTTTATATTTTTAGCCATTACAGTCTCTTAATTTCAACGTTGAATTCTTGTTCTATAAAATCAATAGTGGGATTGCTCATTCCTGCTTTTGCTTGTCTGCTTTTACCAGCATCAAGTTCGCCTGCGTATCCATAATTTGCTTTTATAGTAGTATTTACTGTAAAAGTATTGCGTTTTGCATTACCTTTGTCAATTGGAGTGATTTCTTTGAAATATGCGCCTGCTTTTTTCATTACATCGTTGGGAATGTCCAGCATATTATCAAACATGCGTTGAACTTGTTTGCTGTTTATTTTTACGCCCATTCCTACGCTTCTCCATCATAGACTTTAATTCATCTTGACTAAAGTCTTCTGTTTTAACTGTGGGTTTACCTTCTGCTTTGTTCTGTAAGTATCTTCTGTAAGTGCTACTTGCATCAAATACCAATAAGTCTAAGGTATTACCGTCCTTTAACACAGTACTTGGCAATTGACCATATCGTTCAGCCATTGCATCAACCATCATTATAACAGTTAGCAGTGGATCATCGTCATTGAAAGAGGCGTTACCTACTTTCCCAGCGAAGTGATTACTACATTGAATGCCTTCATGGCAACATCTGGTGGTAATACTTGATCGTCTGCCATAACAGCATTACCATTTTCATCAAGAATCATGCTTTTAGCAACATCGAGAATACCGTCTACATTGTCGTTGCTTGAAGCCATCTTAAAGTAATGGTCTAATGGTTGTTTGTCCCACGCCCAAAATTCGATTGCATCACCATATTTCTCTGTGATTTCAGCGTCGTCTAATGTGAATTTGATTAGTTGTGGTTTTGATGTTAGTTCTGTGATTTTCATATCTTTATTCCTTTATATCTCTGTTCTTAATATTGTGTAACGCACTTAAGGCAAATGCCATTCTTTTTTGTGCTTTACTAATGTCGCCTCTTGCACATGATATTTCATTTTGTGCTTTGGCTACTTCTTGTTCAATCGACTTCAGTATGTCCTTGGTCGGATGATTGTCCCATATCTGCATGTTTTTCCTCTATATCTATATTTACCTGTTTATTGGATTTTTTAGTATCTTTGGCATCAGGTAAAGTTATGCCATGCTTTTCAGCATATTCATCGATGGTAATACTTTCACCATCAACTGTGATTGTTCTATCTTTATTGCCAAGCCATTTACCTTGTTGGTCAAATAAAATGTTTAATCTTAATTTTTTCATATCTTTTTCCTCAAATAGTATTGCCCCTCCGAAGAAGGGCAATAAATCAGGTTAATTGCTTATACGGTACCTTTGGAAAGGTCTCCATTCACAATAATTGAACCAGAACTGATCCATACTGCTTGTTCAATAGAGGCTGAAGGTGCTAAACCTCCGATAAAACCTTTTCCTGAAAAGTAGTAGTCTGTACTATCTTTGCCCTCAAAAGCAACAGAGAAAAATACCTCTGTTTTTGCGTTTGAAGTGGACCAAAGTCCTTGATTCTTGACTGTGTTATTAGCATCTACTCCATCACCAAAGAAAGTGACCTCATCTAACAACATGTTAAATGCGATTTCATTTTCCATCACTGTTGTGAATGCACTTGAGGCTGTAGAGTCTAAAGTACTGTATCTCACAGTTCCGGGTGTGGTCGAAATTGATACGTCCTGTAGCAACGGTACTTCTAAACCGTTTGTGCCACCTGGAAGTGAATCAGCCTCAACTGATGCTATAGTAAGGATTGCTTGTGAACCTGAGGTTACATTTATTGGTGTACCCATTTTAATCTCCTATAGATTTATTATGTTAAATTCAAATGTGTATGTTATTACATCATCTTCAATTTCGGAAGTTACCAATGTCTCTTGTTCCATAGAACCTGAGATGGCACTTCTTGCATTTTTGATACTTGCGATAACATCATCTATATCTGAAGGTTGGTTTTTTGCATCTGTGGACAAATAAGCAAGAATTTGTTGGTCCTTTTGCATGACTTCTTGTTGATCAAGAGTTCTATACAATTGGATTACTTCTTCTTGTAATTCATCGACATAAACGGTTTTTTTGTTCTTCACGTACAATGATTCCCCACTGGCTGTGAATGGTAATTCTTGGCTTACCTTAAATTGCGTATAACTGGCAATGTTAGTGCCAATTTGTGTACGTATAGTATCAGCAATAGTAGTCATTATCTAACCTTAACTATTGTGCTTCTACGTCTACTTCTACGAACTGATTGGTAACTCCATGCTTTTTCACCATCTTCTACAGTACCGTCGCCGTCCGCATCAT